CCTCCACCTCCGCCACCACCACCACCACCACCGCCACCGCCACCACCACCACCACCGCCACCGCCACCACCACCACCACCACCACCACCACCACCACCATCCCGATATTGTTGTTCATGTGCTATGAAATCAATATCGGTAATAGATCCTTTGCTTAATTCAATTATTCGTGCTTTTATCTTTTCATAATTAATAGTTTCAATCTCGCGGGATTGAAGAAATGTTTCAAGCCCCTTGGAATGTAAATTAAATAATATTTTCATTATATTATGCAATAGATTATCGGTAAATTTTATACGACCAAATATATTATAAAAATAATCTTTATACATGCGGATTATAATAGAATAAAAATCAAGATCAACAATATCCGCATCAACAACATCTTGAAAAAGATCCATAAATAACATCAATATCTTTTCAATATTATCTTTTGTAATTATTCTCATTAAATTTATCATATCATCATCCCAATGATCTAATATAATCCTATGGGTCATTATTTCAAACAAAGGTTCGTCGTCATCAGGATACCTATCTTTCCATCGGAGTCGTTCGAGAACTTCAAGCCACACAGTGGGATCAAAATCATCATCTTTCTTATAGGCTTCAAATAAAGTTGGATCGAAATAATCATCGTCATCATCGTCATCATCGTCATCATCATTATATGTTTTAAATGATTCTCTGGTTTTCATGGATGTATAAGCAATTAATAATAATCGTCGTTTAGTTATGGACCATTGATTTTTTACCGCGTAAAGGTATAATTCTTCAAATTCCTCCCGTGTTAGAGGTGTATGTTTAGGATATGATAGAAATTCTGCAATTCTTTTCATAAACTTTTGTAGATGTCTTCTGATAGCGTTTACTTTGATAGAATCAACATTAAAGTTATAATCATTAGGTATTTTATTCAACACAAGCAAAAGAAAATCATATAATTTACTGTATTGTTGTTGTTATTGTTGTTGTTGTTTTTGTTGTTTTTGTTGTCGAATGTTACCACCATATCCACCTCCACCAGATAGTTTATATTGTTGTTGCATATTTTATTGTAGAAAATAAAATATTTTTCAACGATAAATCTAATTCTTAGATCTTTTTTCATATTTGTATATAAAAGAAATATGAAAGGTGAATATATAATTATGATAATATTGATAGCATTATTTGCGATGGGAATCGTTTTTGTGTTATACAAGTATTGTAGGACTATTCCTCGTGCAAAAATTATCCTGATTACCTCTTATTTTAACTCTCCTCATGACCAGCGTCAGAGAGAGATTGATGAATGTCTTGTCCGGAATGTAAAAAATCCGTGGATTGATAAAATTTATCTATTGAATGATCGATATTATCCTCTGGATTTCATCCTTGATCATAAGAATAAAATAGAACAGGTTGTCATGGTCGAGGGATATAAAAAGAATCGGCTACTCTATTCATCGGCGATTCATTTTGCCAATACGCATCTTTCTGGAAAAGATATCTGTATACTAAGCAATTTGGACATCTATTTTGATGACTCATTGAATATGCTTCGAGCCTATAATTTAGATCGCAAGTTTTTGGCATTGTCGAGGTATGAGAATAATATATTAGTAGATGAAAAAGATTCACAGGATACATGGATATTCCAATGCCCATTCTTGACCGAAATGATGGATCATCGAGACCTTGAATTTGGGTTTGGGGTGCCGGGTTGTGACAATCGCATCGCCAGAATAGCTCTTGACCATGGTTACAATGTAGTGAATCCCAGTCGCACCATTCGGACACACCATCTCCATGAAAGCAAACATCGGACTTATAGTGGTGCAGATAGGATTCATGGTGAATATCACTTTATAGCACCCACGAGACTATGAGGGTGGTGGCATGCTGACGATCTGTTGTTTCTTTTGTTGCTGTGATGGTGGTTGTGTCTGCATACTGAAATTCTGTTGTCTCTTTTGTGGCTGCAGTGGTGCTTGTGGCAGTTGTTGCAATTGTGGTGATGGTGGTGCTTGTGACATGCTGAAAATTTGCTGCCTCTTTTGTTGCTGCAATTGTGGTGCTTGTGGTTGTTGTTGTTGTTGTGGTGGTGGTGATGGCATGCTGAAATTCTGTTGTTTCTGTTGTTTCTTTTGTTGTTGTGGTTGTTGTAATTGTGGTATTGGTGATGGTGATGTTTGTATTTGCTGCATCTTGATGCCTGTCTGCTGCTGTATCTGTTGTGTGGGAGTCTTGCGTTGGAGAGGATAAACATCAGGGGTCAGAAGAGGATCCTGGTTCTGATTGGTGCATACCGCTTTTTGGGCTTGGATCTTGTAGATATCGGGATCCACTTGCAGGGTTGTATTTTTTTGTTTCTGTTGACCGATCGATTGTGCCTGTGCCAAGGAGCCAAGCGATTGGCGAGCGGCTGTGCAGCAGAATTTCTTTTCACTCGCCAGTTTGAGATTGACAATCGTCTGTCCGAAACGCACCATGCTGGCAATCTTGGGCATAAACTCTGGTTTTTGTAGATACTGAAAGACCATGGAGACCTTGTCCTGGTTCTCGGCAAAGATCTGGAGATATTCCTTATCGTGGATATAAAAGGTGTAATAATAGGTATCCAGGAAGCGGAGGGCGGTGTTATAGAAGAGGACGGTATTCTGGAAAAAGCCATAGTAGATGCCGTCTTTTTGGAAAACGAGGCGGTCATAGAAATCCATCGCATTGGTCGAGACCTGATCACCGGCCATCATCAGAGGCCGGACATCGAATTCATAAAACATCTTTTTGTTTTTGACAATATCAATCATGGTATCCAGATCCGCTAGAATATCACTCGAAGGAGTCATAGCGACTGGATGGAAGAATCTGTCCTCCTCGACAATCTTTTTCCAATTGGGCATGATGTCGGCCAGAAAAGCCGGGATCTTCTTCTTGCAAAAGGCGGGAAGGAAGGCGCGCCTGGCATCCACTGTCCACGGCTTGCTTGTCTGGAGCTTCTTTTTGATGGTGGCATCGTCCAGGCGCGCAAGCAGCGAGAGAGGTGAGATGCCCGCTCCCTTGCACGACAAGACATTATGAAGTTTCTCCACGGGGACATCGCGAGCCACAAAGGCCTCGGGCACCTCGTAAAAGGTGAGAAAGATGTAATCGATGAAATCGAGGATCATCACGTTATTTTCCTGGGCATAGGGATCCATGACGAAATTCTTCATGTTGGCGGTATCCATCGTGGAAAGGATCAACACCCGCATCTGGTTCAGGAACACATAAAGATCATAGCCCGGGATCATGAAATCCATCACACCCAGCTTCTTGAACGAGCCTCTACCCACAAAGGCGTCTGTCATTGCCACCACACCAGTCTCCAGAAGCGAGGGTTCAAAGCAGCTGGAACCGAGATTGATGATGGTGGCGAGGAATTGGATGCCTTTCAGCTTGTATTCGTTGCCGTAAACAAGGTAGGACCATGTCATGGACTGCTCGTAGACAGGTCGCATCATGATGTTGTCCGTCGTGAGATCAAAATGGACAAAGCCATATTTGGCCTGCATCATCTCCAAGGTGAGGGAGAGCTGCCCAAGAACCGAGAGAAAGAGGTCCGGTGTGAGCCGTCCCATACGGACCATATCGCCGATGGTTGCCTGGCGCGGCAGGGACGGGATCTTTTCCAGGATCGTGCAAAAATCGCGGCGCATTGTCTTGGGATCCTGAGAGGCGTAGAGACCATAAACATACCTGACATTGGGCGACCACGTCCGAATAGGATTGCCGACAAGGACGCCGACAATGTAGTTGTGAAAGATTTCAAGGAGATCGTCAATGGCATCCTGCTGGGCGGTATTGAACGAGGAAGAGAATCTCCAATCCGCATCATTCAACAGCCTGCGGATGGTATCCATCTTGAGAAGAGACGAATTGCATTTGAGGACGGTGGCCAGTGATCCCATGAATCTCGCATGAGAGATTACCGCACTGATCCCTGCCTTGTCGCACTCCTTAAGATCTGAAATCATGTTGCGTTCGGGATTGACCCGACCGGTCAGGGCCTGGCGAGGAATCAGTGCAAACTGCTTGATCGCCTTGTCCTTCTTGGATCGAATCACATTCTGGACAAAGCATCGTGCGAGCTCCATCGCCCGGCGATCCATGAATTCCGTCGAGACGTATTCCATCAATACCTCCCTCTCTCTCTCCAATAGCACGCTGGTGCACTCGGAATTGGAACAGTATTCTTCATAGTTATCCCGTATCTGTCGGAGCTCGTCGCCCATATTATAACAATAACTATCGGTGCGTGACATTCAATGTTTTTGTATCTAGGCAACAAACTTTTTTTATGTAAAATAAAAAAATTTAGAGAGAATCCAGAAGGATTTTCATGACTAATGTGCATCAATTTCTTCTAGAGAAGTGCCTAACAAACTTTTTTATATAAAAATAAAAAAATTACATTCGATTAGTATAGGCAAACATCGATGTTCGGAATCGTCTACTCTTTACTGCAATCACGAATCCCTTTTGTTCTCGTTCTCGTTGTTGTTTGAGACTCTAATATTTTTCTTAATAATTCTTCCCTTTCTTCCAATAATTTTCGGTTACATAACGTCAAAACATGCATATGTAATCGTTTACGGAGACGTGTTTTTGTGGCGCTAATGCGATTCGAATCATTTTTACTAGTTGTAGAAGCCATTGGACGCTGAAAATGTTCGTCTATAAAAGTATAAATATATTCTTCAATGTCAGGCACTGATTTCTTACATATCTCATCAATCTTTTCCTCTATCTTATCTGTATAATACTTGAATTTATCATCGCCATCTTGAACAACTTGAACAAGTTTTGATGGCTCGATTTTGCATTTTTTTGTCTTATTCTGTTTTAGATCTTTTTCATTCTTCTCGCTCTCATTTGATTTTGATTGATCAGAGATATTTCGTTGTTTTCTTTTTGGTGTTTTCAATGGTTCATTTAATAATTTGTCTAATTGTCGAAGGAACTGTCCAATATCATCAGTCTTTTTGGGTTGCATTTATTTTATTTTATTTTTTATTTTTCTAAAATTTAATCTAAATATTAATGTCGATGTAATTATGGCGAAAGAGGCAGCTGTAGAGGAGGGGACAGTCGATCTTAGTGTCTTCAATCTTTCGTATCATGTAGACGAGCATGGGATACATCTCCTTCTTGGGGAAGGAGGCATGGAGAAAAGGAGAAGTTATCTGGCTTTTTTTACAAAACAGGGCGATTTCTCTCTGAAACGATTGATTGATCCACAACTGGCAGATTTCGATCAGGTAAAGGATCTCAACGTCCTGTGGATTCCGAAAGAAGATGGGATTGTGGAGTAGGAAAGTGAAAAAGCCGCGCAAGAGGTTCTCATCGGTTGGTAAACAAAGATTCAAACCGATGGTGCGTTTTTCATTCATCACAGAAAAAATGGACAATGGTGCATAATGGCATCCGAGATGCTGAGATTCCCCAATCGGGATAATCGAGGTCAGAATGATTTTGTTCACGGCATTATCATGCTGCTTGATCGTTTTAATGTCGGTTCTTAATTTCTCAACAGAATAGCTACCATCGGGCTTCCACTCGACCGGTGTCGAGAGAAGAATGAAATCAATATCGTCACCACCACTACCCGACAATAGCGAGAGATCGGAGCAATCATCCAGATAGATAATATGTAGGGAGGAATGTCTCCAAAAGGGAAGGTCGCGAATCATTTCGCCAATCAGAAGAATGGAAAAAAAGGAATTCATAAAAAGATATAGATATACTAATCTACAAGATTATTTATCTACAATATAATAAAATATAAAAAGGAATGAATCCACCGGACCGAGAGGTGGAGAATAGAAACCGTATTCGTGTCATTCGGACCTATCTCTCGGATCTTGGTTTAGTAAAATCAAATATCCGATGGTCCAGGAATTACAAGCTAGACCATGAGGCCATTCTCAAGAAGTATTCGGACCTATTTCCTCTTTATTATACGGCTTGCATTGTCCAGAGCAAAATGGTATTGGTGAATGAAGATTCTATAGGATATCATCATTCCGCCAATCATAACAGCCCCATTATGCTGAAAAAGGTAAAGAAACTTATCCAGAAAAGAAAGGATCTTGTGGATTATCTCTGTCCTGAACAAACAAAAAAATCAGAGATCCTTCATCAATCCATTGACAATAATGTGGTTACCATCCGGCTCCGTCTCGTTTTTTCGGTGCCAGTGAACGATCTGATGGTGCGCGCGGAGGTGGATATGAATTTTGATCATTGGAGGTATAGCGGAGATTCTCAATGGGAATTGATGGAATATACAATTTCGGATCGACAACCAAAAAAGGAAAATTTATGTATCCTCTCCTAGAAGAATAATCACTCACTACATGCCTCTTATCAGATCCAGTATACGTCCCGCGATCACCACTCCCAATCGCCTGGAAGATGTCTTGATATCCGCCAATGTCTGGAGTGCTCCATCACTATCCATCAGTGACGATCGTGTGGGAAAGGTCTCTATAATCTTGGCGGCGGCTGAGGCAGAGACTCCCGGCACCATAGCCAGGACATTCTGCCAGAGACAGACAGAGGAAAGATCGGTCGGTGTCTTTTTGTATTTCTTGAGGTCCACATAGCAGCTCGCATTTGAATTCTCGCACACGAGGTGATCCGGGTCTTTCTGGAATTTCTCGAGCATCATGTCGAGGCTCTTGAGGAATCCTTTCCGTCCCGAGATCTGATAGACCAGGATCCCATGAAGGCTCTGAAGGCGGTGCAGAGAATTCACGAGACTCCCGATGATCTTGTTGTCTCCTCCATCCAAAGACGATGCCATGAGATCCCCCTCAATCCATAGGGCCACACGTGCGTTCGGCATGTCCACCAGGAATTCTTTCCATCGCCGGCGCTGGTCATGATAGCGGTGGTCTTTCAGTGAGGCGATCAGATCCCGCACACTCTTTCTCTCGATCAACAATAACGCCCTGTCCTCTTTCCGGATTAGCACATCCCCCAATTCCATATTTTCCGTTACTACATGCACACCTTCTCTCTGATACTCTTTCAGATCCTCAATCAACTGATGTTCCCTGGCATCCACAACAAGATCCATTTATAAAGAAAGTATAGATGCTGTTATATTAATTTTCATAAATATTATTATGAAAATTTAATTTTTTTTGATGGATAAATGATAATGAATTATCCGCCACAACCATCACCACCATGGTATAAAAGTAAACTCTTTTGGATCATAATTGTTATTCTAGCAATCGTAGCAATAGGTATTATATGTTGGAAAACAGGAATTATATCATTTTCTTTCCGACACTCCTCTTCTTCTTCCTCTTCTTCTTCCTCTTCCTCTTCTTCTTCTTCCTCTTCCTCTTCCTCTTCGTCCTCTTCTTCGTCCTCCAGCATATCTATCAGTGTAAACGGTGAGGGAACGATTACGACAGATGGATATGTGGATTTCGGATACCCTTGTAATGGAACATCCAATAATTGTTTTGGTAACATCAATTACGATAATAATACATCAAATACCGGAAATACGATAAATATCACAACAGATGGAACATCAAATATTTTATTATTGCTTTTGATGGTCGCAAATAATGATACGGTGAATTCCAAATCCTATACCATAATTATTTCCAATGGTAGCACATCTTCAACTCCATCATCTACTTCATTCACAATATCACCTGGAAGCTACCAATTACTTATTGGAAATCCGAATAATTTATATCAACTCTATTCTTCGGGCACATTACCAACCGGTTCACATTCTACCGTTATCAAGGCAAATCCTTCGATCACAAGCGATGGTCTGTTTTCTACAGGCGATTGTTCTTCGGGTGGGGGTATATATGATGTTATTATGTCCGCGGATACGGCCAATACGGGCAATTCAATCGATATCTCAAGTAGTTACAAAGCGAATACTTCATGTGGTGGATTGATTGTGAATCTTTACAATAACGATATTGTGTCCAAGACATATAATTATACCTTTACTGGAACAAGCACGATCTCCGGATCACGCACACTATGTCCGTATTCACACGATACGTGGACATGTCCAAAAGGAGAAACAATTAATAATTTTACGGTGGCTCCTGAATTGAACACGGCGATTATTTCTTGATAACCTCCATGGGACTGGATCGTAGCTGATGGTAGAGCGCCAGTGCCTTGGCCCGTGCCTCTTCATTCTTGATGTTGAGGGCAACGTGAGCGATATTTCCGAGGCCCGTCAGGGTCAATTTGACCTCCTGACCGGCCGGGATCGGCTCGAGAGAAGGCAGGAAAAAAGCCGCGTCGTCGCTCGCCGTCTTGGCAAACGTCACCGCGTCCGCATAGCCGGCCACCTCCTCGAGGCTCATGCCGTCTGGAGTGATTGTCTGAAGATCCTCCAGTGAAAACCTCAATCCATTGTCGCCAAAGCCCGCCTCCTTGGCCACCTTGATTTCTTGCTCGCTCAGGAATCTTGAGAGAGACATTTCCGTTTTGTTAAGAATGGGTATGTGTTTTTAGATCAAACCAATCTCATGCGCCCTTTGCCTTACTAATTCTAAATTAGATGGAGATAGATATGGAGTAATAACGGTGTCCATTCCTCCTGCCGATTTAATTGATTTCAATATTTGGATAATAGCATTCAATTGCGCTGGCGTAAGGGCTTTTGTTGAGGTTTTTTGTTGATCTTGAGCTTGATCTTGAGCTTGAGCTTCTTGATCTTGAGCTTGAGCTTCTTGATCTTGAGCTTGAGCTTGATCTTCTTCTTTTTGAGCTTGATCTTGACCTTGACCTTGATCTTGATCTTGATGGCCTGTCCAGTCATGATATTGATATCCTGTTTTAAGGTGACTTGAGGAAAATACTGGTTTGGATTTTTCCATTAATACCGCTCGTTTCTCCTTAAAACGTTGCATCCATGGTTTCATGGCAGGCAACGTTTTAAATTTAGTTTGTATATTGTTATAGGTTTTGGGATTGAAGTTTTTGCCCGCATCTAATTGTTTCTGCAAAAGACTTTTTGCCATAATTATTAATTCAGAATGTGTGTGCAATTGTTCTTTGGAATTTTTAATGCAATTTTGGACTCGTTTTGCGAGATCGAGTTTTTTAGGAAATATTAACTCAGTGAAATCCGCATGTTTAATCTCAGCCCTTAATGCTATAATGTCGGGTCCGGTGCATTCTGTTTTTTGTCGTCTGGTTCTCGTGGTATCAGCCATTTATTTTTATCGTAAGAAATAAATAAAAAAAATGAAAATGTAGAGTATTTCCATGCCAATAAAAACGTTATTGACAGCATGGAAATCGAGGACGATGATTATTCAGAGAGCTCCACCCGGACGGTGAGGTCGAAAGGTTTCGATTGGAGACGCATCGAGCTAGAAGAGGAAGAAGAAAAAGTGGTGGTGGTGGGATACTACAAGGATGCGCCATGTTGGAAGGAGTTTGAAAAAAGACTGGCGATTCCGGTTCATGGACCGACCGTCTTTTGTGGATACCTTCGTTCTTTACCCGAACAGAAGATTGAAATCTATCTGCACTGGAACGAGTGGGATGTGCCGGTCGTCCTCATGTATGAGGTGGACGAGTATGGAGATGATGTGCGATTCATGCTGAGAGAAGAGCCTGAGGAGGAGGAGGATCTAGAATTTTTTGGATACGAGAGGCAGGAATACAAGTGCCCATTTTTTAGGGTGAGCGGCGAGGACTTTTATGAGCGGCGCGGTCAGCCGTTTGTCTTGTCGGAGTATCGTTTTGTGGATACGTATTCAATTCCCGTTCCTCTCGATGAGAAAGAGGAAGCGGGGATTGACATACACTCGGATGGATTTGTGGAAGAAGGAGTGCTCGCAGCATAAATGATCCGATGAGTAATTATATTTTTGATCCACAATATCCGATAGTCGATAGATCGCGATCCCACCAAAGGCAGAGGTGACACGGTCGGGTATCATCTGAGAGGAGTATCGATGGGTGATGTGCATGTGAACAAAGGTGTCGTGATCGGATTTTTCGATCGCATTCTCCCACATGATGGGTTCATTCTCGTCCACATGGGCAAAGGAATCATAGTAATAGAAATCATCTGTATTTCTCATCAACATACCGTTGCCCATGATGGCGTCCATATTCTTATTCTGATTCAGTAATTGGACGGAATGAAGAAAGCCGTCGATAAATAAGGATCCCTTGAGATCGAGATCCAAGATACATAGGAAATCAAAGTCCTTGTAGTAATGCTGGATGTGGCTCATGTAGACGTTGCGGAGAAAGGACATGCGCTTGATCCGGGAGGGGAGCGGGGAATGTTCCATTGGATCCATTTTTTCAAAGATAGTCGATAGATCACATTCTTCGGCGTTCACCTGGAAAGGATCCTGGCAGAGAACGACCACCTTGGAATCCTTGGCCGCCCATTCCAAAAGGAATTCTCTTGTGCCATCCGTGGAATTATTTTCCACAATCACAATGCGATAATCCTTAAAAGGCTTGACAATCTGATTGCAACGCTTGATTAATTCCGTGATCTGAAAGACGCCATTCTGGATCAATCCCGTGATGATGATGCGTGATTCCGATGCTTTTTTCTTTCCCTTTTGAACCTGATCGGCATACTCGAGAAGATCCTCTTTGATAAATTTTCGGGCTCGATCCTGTGAGAGATGTGCCGTCTTGAGAGAATAATAATGACGATGCACAGGGTCAATGGGACGATCCAGATGTTTCATGAATTCCTCTTGTATTTTTTCGAACCATAGGGGTGCATCGTAATTCTCCGATCTGCGCATGATAAGGATGCCGATCACCACAATCCCTATAATGGATAGGACACACAAGGCACGAATGACAAAAGAATACTTCTTCATGCGATTGCAGATGAATTTATTTCGATCAATATAATATATTTAAAAATTTTTACGATATAAATAAATGCACCGTTTTGAAAAAACACTGCGCCGTCATCGTCCCCCTCCCACGGAATCCTGGATAGATCAGATGCCCCTCCGGATATGGGTCCAGCTCTTCTTTGTCTACTGTGTCGCGCATCATCTGTCTTTTTATTGGGAATGGGATGGGTTTTTGATGGTGGCTCTATTCAATAAGAGCAAGAAATTGTATGGTGTGCATGTCCATGTCGATCGCCCCCAACCACCTTATCTAGAAACTCTGGATTACACGTTTGAATCGCCCTATCTCGCGTCTCTGCTCCCTTTTCTGATGCATCTCTACGATCGCTATCCCAGCACCTTTCTTGCCACTCGGAATCGCCAGGCCTCTGTCCGCCACCTCTCCTTTTATACGTTCCTGGTTCAATGGAAGATATCCGAAAAGGAGTTCGAGGCGCTGACCAAGGCCGTGCCCGCACCAATCTCCCAGTGCCTCTTTAAAAAAGAATACCCCGATCTTTCTACCTTGATCAAAAAATCCACCAAAAAACAACAAGAAAAAACATGGTCGCGATCCGAACTTCTTGCTCTTAAATAGGAGATGATGATACAAGATCTTTATCCATCGGCGAGCATGATGACGTCGGCTTTTTTTTATTCTCTACAGTATCTGGATGTCCGCACGATGACGAGCATTTATCCAATATGGACCATTGTTTTTTTTCGTGGCGCCTCGGGCGTCCTGTCGACATTGATCCTCATGTGCATCTGTCATGTTTATCCGACAATTATGACTTCATGGGCGCTCCATCGCCGGGGTCTACTGGGTGGTCTTTCGATTGTGTGCAGCTTCCATGCGCTTCGCTACCTGAATCTATCGATCGCAACTGCCATCCTCTCACTGAGTCCTCTCTGGACCGGTGTATTCAATCAATGCCACCGTCGTCAGGAATGGAGGATGATCGACACGATAGGAAGCCTTCTATGTCTCCTGGGTATGCTTGTTCTTTCTTACCCCGGATTCCATGAAAAGAACCCTCATTTTGAGATTGGCTTTGTGGCTGCGATGTTATCGACGCTTTTCACGGCCGGGGTGAATGTCACCCTCTATGACATCCGGGAGGAACATCCTCTTATGCTCACACTGTATTCCATGGTTTACTGTCTGATGATGGGGACATGTGGATTTGCCTGGGAGATGTCCACGGCTTCTTCTTCATTGGTGCTATCCATGCAATTATTACAGCTGACGACGACCGGGGCGCTCAGTGTCTTATCGCAGGTCTTTAAGAATTACGCGATCCAGAATGCGACCGGCCTCGGTGTGGTCGTCTGGCGATACCTGGACATCCCATTTTCTGTGCTATGGGACATGGTGCTGCTGCATAACAATCCCACCCCGATGGTATGGATAGGGATCGCCATCATCGGAATAGGATGTCTCCTTCGTGCTTGTCAATGAAGGTTCTTGCTCAGGATAAAGACGAACCACGGATCGATGGCGACACGCAGGAATCGATGAAAAGTGGTGTGCTCACATTGAATGGGGCATCGCCGCTCCTGTTCGGGGATAAAATAATGCGACTGCGTCTCCAGCACCCTCTTGAGGTTGTAGAGGCCGATCCCACCAAAGGCCGATTCGACCAGGAGCGGGTCTTTGAGTTGATAAGAGAGTTTTGCTCGATAATATTCATTGGCCTCTTTGTCCATCTGTTCCTTCTTATGAATGAGTGCATCGCAACGCAACTTGTGGGAAAGGAGCGGAAACGTGTCAAAGACACAATGCGCATTTTTGTCTTTATTCCAATACATGGAATTCACCGCCACCACATCCACCTCTCCCGATCGCAGCAGTCCCAGTCCGTGAAAGAATCCCTCAATCGAGAGTTCACCCATCAGATCCCAATCGATCACCACCATGTGGTCATACGTCGACCATTTTCGCCCGATCCTTTTTAAATAGGTGTCACGAAGCTGGGCCATGATGTGGAGGCGATTGGGAAGTTCATTTTCTTTATCTTCCTTATTCTCAATGGACCGGATACCAAATCGGCATGCGGGCGTATTGAGGGGGGATTCGTCGTCGCAGAGGATGAGGATCTTGGGATTCCGATTGGTCTCGTTAAGAAGAAGCTGGCGAGAATCATCCTTGGAATCATTTTCGAGAATAAGGATGCGGTAGTCATGGAAATAGGAACCGAGCGCTTCCACAATGGGGAGCCAAAATGCAATCAATTCGCGTGCGTGATCCTGGCACAGACCCACAAAAACAATCCGTTCTTTCTTGGAGGCGTCGACACTCTTCCTCACCTGATCCAGATACTTGTGTAATTCGCGAGATCCCTTCCAATGATGGGCCCATCGCCGATGAGTGAGAATATCGGGAGGATGATCCAAGACCTGCAGATAGATGGATTCGATGTAGAGATGGAGACGGTATTTGTAATAGGCATAGAGAACAACTACAATAGAGATAAAGAGGATGATGCAGAGCACCGCGAGAATGATGACAATCGTAGTATTCATCCCTTGTTTTTTTTAATCCCAATATTAAAAAAAAACACATCCTTCTTGAATTTATTTATTGCAGTGTTGCTCTGTGGCATCTACTTTGATGGTGACATGGAAACTGTAGCCTGGGCTTGGATTAAACGGCTGATCATACGTCAGAAAGAATTCTGTAGTTCCTTCACTGACCGGCTTGAGATGGAGGACAAAGAGGCCTCCAGAGCCATAGAGCGCGCCTGGAGTGGTGGGGGACATCGTGTATTGCCAGTCGGTCGGCGAGGCTACCACGGAATGTCCGCTCACCTTGACAGTCCGCCACATGAACCCGGTAGTCGCATTCCCGGACAATTCGATACGGAGAGGATCAAGTCGTTGGACATGGATCGTCTTATTATTGTCCGAGATCCGGATTACGATCGTATTGTGGGGTTTTTTCATCTTTTCTTTTGGGGATTCTAAAGAAAAAAATAGTAAATAAAAAAATGCCGATTCAAAACAATGATAACAATCTCGAGATTACAATCACAGTCTCACGGGCCATGGTGACGGACGCAATGAGGAGTCGAGAATCAAGGCGCTCCTTTCAAGAGTTTCTCGGCACCGTCATCCTCAAGATCTCCGATCTCATAACCATCAAGACCTTTGATTCCATCCGGTCCTCGATCTTCCACTCCCCTGACCTCATCAAGAATACCGAATGTGCCATCTGTCTGGAGAATCTCCGATTGTTTTCCAGCATCCAGATCCCCCCCTGCCGCCACGGCTTTCATTCCAGTTGCATGGACAAGGTCATCGAGCACCGCTTTGATTCCTGCCCCGTCTGCCGCCAAGAATTTTAAGAGTAAATTTTTTTCTTAAATAAGAATAAAAATGCAATCATCCAGACGACAACAATCATTACAAAGTATTGCTGGACAATACAATAAACTCCATGAACAAACTATTGAAAAACTTGCTGCATTCAATTTATCCAGAAAAATTAAACCAGTAGATATCAAACGATTACAATGGATCGATACAGAGAAACAAAAAAATGCTACGATAGATGCCTTACAAGCTGCACATCCACGCAGCTATAAGAAAACCTCCTTACTTGGACGATCAAAAACTCCAGAGTTTACAGAGTATCTTACAGCAATGAATCGTATTAAAAATAAATTATGTGAGAAATATCCATTCATTCCGTATCCATTGGCATATTATGTGATTGTTGCAATAAATATGAGGGATTCCGATGATATTCATCGTGAGGCTACCCGGAACGTATACAATATGAATGATATATTATTAAAAAGCGCAATATTAATGGAAACAGTCTTGACGACTCAACAAAAACGACAGATTGCTCAATCCGTGTTGCCTACTGATACTTTGATAACCAAGATCATAGATTTATTTGAAAAAATTAAGGACAGCCGAAAAACCACTGGATTAAATGAAGCTCTCAAATCTTCAACAGAAACAACACAAGGTGGATTTGACCAACATGTTTCATTTATTGAATTATTACTTGAATACTCCGAGTATGTGAAGTTATTAGTTCAAACATACGCTGATAATGAACAACGAGAGAAATATCTCCAAATACTATTAATGGCATATAATCGAAGCAGAGCAGAATCGTAATTAATTTTTTATTCTCCTTAAGAAATAAAAAGAATGTCGACCACTGATAACACTGATAAGTGTCTCCAAAATATAAAAAAAATAAAATACAGATTGAGAAAAAATAATGTGGAAAATAGAATGTTATATGAGGCTTACAACCAATGTGTGGAACGTCCAATGCCTGATTTCAAGACAAAGCAGTGGCTCAAGACACGAGATGAGATCCGTGGAAAGAAACTATCCAAATTGAGATCTAGACAAATGGAGGACGCACTACAACAACTTGAAAATTTGGCGGGTCCTCGACAGCGATCGAATGCGGAATTTTCAAAATTATTGAATCAGACATATATCGAGGTCGTATCGATTCTTCTTGATGATCCCACTCTAAACCCCATCGTATGTGAAAATCTAGAGACATTTATGGAGAAATTCAGCATAATCGCTGCCGAAAATTACGCACCTACACCACAGGCAAATTCACCCAAATGGACCATCCTTCACAAGCTCTACAAGGATCAAAAATGCAAGGAGATGAATGCAATCAAAGATTTCATCGCCAAATTCATGGCGCAGCAGAAGAAGCATCAGAAGAAATGATTACTGGATAACTTAATACACAAGCCGGCTCTTCCTTGTGCCTGGGTCCTTGACCACCATGATGGACTTGCGGACGAATTCCTGGGCTTCGCGAAGGTGAGAGATGACAAAGACACGGGGAAAGAATTGCTCCAGGAACTGGAAGAATTGGTCGAGATTTTCCATATTCTTCTTATCCAGCGCCGAGATCCCTTCATCGATGATAAAGAGATTGCAGCGGGGGCGCCGGGAGATGCGAGTAAACACGATCTTAAGGGCGGCGTCCACAATGAAGCCTTCCATGCCTCCCATATAGACAGTATTGGAATCCTGCGAGCGCATGTAGAGCTGGATGTTCTTTTCATTACAGAGGACCAGCGATCGATCCTTCAAGAAAGGCCCGACGATCTCGTTCAGCTTTTCCTGGACAAAGGGAAGGAAGCGATCGAGCAAGAACATGGGGAAGCCGTCTCGTCCCGTGATGTGCAAGAGATGCTGGAGATGTGCCGATTCTTTCTGGAGACGATCAAAGAGCTTCTTCTTGGCGGTCCGTGTCTCGAGATCCCGCAAGATTGATTGGAGATGGATGGAGAGCTGGATACGCCGCTCATGGAGGCGTTGCATCGAATCACGGATCCGCCGCTCGTCCACTTCCTTCTTATCCAGTTCCATCTGAATACCTCGATTATGCTCGGCATTCTCGATCGATTGAAGAACAAGCATTCGTTCGCGCTCCGCCTCCTCGACCGCCATCGCCGCTTTCTCCACTCTCAATTCCGAGTCCTGGAATCGGCGCAGCGCGGACAGCGCCTCCTCCACCTCTTGGATCTTCGACTTCTTCTTTAAAATCTCTTCTTCGATATGCTGGTTCATGAACCGCGTTCTCTCCACAGTCTCCATATACTGGTCGATACGAGTCCAGGCCTCTCGTTCGCTCCTCCTCCGCTCGACCGCCCGAAGCCGAGCCTCGAGCTCTGTCATCTCGGTGCGGATCGCGCGATTGGAGAGGATGATCTCCATCGCGGCCAGCTGTTCGCGTAGGGCAAGGGCCTTTTTTGCATCGCTCCATCGGACATCCAACACCTTGGTCTCGGCCTCGATCGGTGCAATCTCGGCAAGGAGACGTGCATTCTCTTCCTCCAATACCCGTCGCTGCTCCTGCATCGACAAAGAATCACCCAGCACCGTCTTATTCTTGCCACAGGCATCGCACCCCGACTGAAAACACAATTTTTCCACCATCCGGGTCATCTGATTGGAGGCGCTCTCCAATGACCGCTTTTTTTCCTCCATGCGATCCTTCTTCTGCCGCCACCCCGTCTCTTCCAATTCCTCCAGCTTCTTCTCGATGCTCGCCAGATCGTCAACGTTTGTATCGCCCGATAATTCGGTGAGCTTCTTGTCGCGAAGCGACACTAATTTCTTGGTGGTCAGCGTCGCAAGCTGAGGATCCTCCTTTTCCAGTCGTTGCAGAAGCCTCTCCTTCTCGGATTGCAGAGGTTTTTCCTCGATCTCTTCCTCTCCCTCTCCTGCCATGTATTCTTCCCGGCGACTCTTGTAATTGGATTCGGTGACCCCCATCTTCTCCATCATGGCCTCCTTCTCAGGCATACCAATTCTTTGGCGATAAAGATCCTCTAATTCTTTCCACTCCTTCTTTAGGAGCTCTTCGGGAGGAACGATGGTCTCACGAGCCTTCCATTGGTGGCGATGCTGCTCGAGCGCCTCTCTGGCCTCACCTTGCTGCCGTTGTTTTTCCTTGCATACCGATTCCAGCCTCGATCGCTCCGCCACCGCGTCACTCACCACGCGATGATGAACAGGTCGTTTCTGATCGTGCAGCACCCGCTTCTCGTCGGCAAGGAGGAGGAGTGCCTGATTGCTCTCTTTCTCTTCCGCATCCATCTCATGGAGCGCCTTTTCATCCATGTCCATGGCCGTCCGCAGCGCTTCTTCTCCCGCCAGACGATCCAATTCTTTCTCGACCGCATCGAGATCTCTCTTGATGCGTTTAGAGACCTCGCTCTTTTCCTGGTGCAGGGCCTCGAATCGATCCAGGTCCAGGATGCGATTCAGGAACTCTTTCCGGTCCTTGGGCGACATGCCACGGAAGGACTCCTCATTCTGTTGCAAAAAGACGGTCGTAAAGAGGAATTCCTGACAGGTCCCGATCAATGAAATGACAAATTTGTCGGTCTTCTTACGATGCTCCTCACTGAGATCCTCTACGGTCCCATCCTCACCGATCCGCCTCAATATCTCGTCCACCCGGATCTTGCCAGATTTCTGGAGCGACATGGCCTTTTCAATCTCATAGACGATCCCGTGCGCCCGGAATCTCACCATGCCCCTCGATTTCTTTTCCTGAAAATGAATCACCTCACGGGGCACCGACACCCCATGCGCATACCGCGTGATCTGCCCATACAAGAGAAACAGGATTACCTCGATCAGAGAGGATTTGCCCGCGGAATTCTCACCAAAGATCCCGATCGTTTCATAGAGCGGCAGTCGTGCCATGTCAATCACATTCCCACCGCCATACCCAAACATGTGATCAAACTCCACAGAGAGTATCTCCCACGACGCACCGTCCTCGGACGGTCCCACACAGAACTGTTTCAGATCCTCAAAAAGAGCCTCTCGATCCCAATTTTCAGAGAGCGTCATCACATAAGCCTTTAAGATCTCTATCGGATCAAGAGAGGAGGAAGATTCCGTATTCACCATCGGCGTCTCGGAATGGGACGACGAGAGACAAACCGCCTTTTCGACAAAGGTCGCGCATGGAAAGGCCGCCGTCAATTCCCGCAGCCTCTCCTTATCCTCGGCGGTCTTGGTTCTTGAGAGCACCACACTCACGCGGGCATGGGAAGGAATCGGGAGCGACGAGAAATCCCGATACCGCTTGCCTCGGAATTCAAGAAAAGGCGAGTCCAGCATCGCCTCGCAGTAGGCATAAGGATTCTCGATACGATGCAGCCGAGACTCGCCGGTCTTTACATCCCACACCAGGACACCGTGGTCCGGGTCCGTCTCGGTATAATTCTGAGAAATCAGGCTCCCCGAATACGCGACCCTCTTCTTCTCGCCGTCCAGATATTGGTGCAGATGGATATCCCCCAGCATCGTCATGTCGTATCCATCAAACCGGCTCAGGGGCGCGCCATCCATCGAGAAGCCCTTATTGGTGCTAAAACGGCCCACACCACCATGATACAATCCAATCAAACGTATGTCGTCCTCATCGGCGGAGCGGACGTAATCCGAGGCAGGAAGGAACCCGTCATCGAGCAGGCTGCTCACTCCAAAGACGATATTTCCGAATCGATAAAAACCACTATTTTTGAGGTAATAAAGATTTGAGGCGTCGCTGTCGACGATGGCGGTGAGACTGTCCATGCGATTCTGATTATTGAGTAGTGCATCATGGTTCCCCGCAATCATGGCGACGGGAAAGATAACGGCGAGACGCCGGAGAAAATCGCGAGTAAAGAGGATACATTCGGGAGAGAGTTCATTCTTGTGATGAAGAATGTCTCCAGTAATGACAATGAGTCCAATCTTTTTCTGATCTTTTTCCGTTTCCAGAAACGCATAGAGGGTCTCAAAGACCTCTTGATATTCATGAAGACGATGATAGAGCCGGATATGGATATCAGAGATGTGATAGATAGTATCAAAAATAATTGTAGAAGATTCCATGATGATAATTTACTTTTGTTGTAAATTTTGTTTTGTTTCATTTTTTTTTATATAATAAAATGGAATCCATTCTATGGGGCATTGTAATGATTCTTCTGCTGGTGGTCTTGATTGCAATTTCTTTGTATTTTGGACGTAAATCTTCCTCTACTGTCATTACCAATTTGCAATCCAACATTCCCGTCTATTGTATCAATCTGGAGAACGAAACGGTAAGAAAAATGCATATCCAAATGGCCTTTTCAAAATTGTCGATTGAATTTGTCCCCGCCGTTGATACTCGTGAAGATCGTTGGATGCAATACCAACATCACCTGGACGAGAAGGGAATGACTGAGTTGATCGAGAATATTCAATACAAAAAACGCGATGATCATTACCAATTGACACCGGGCGCCATCGGATGTTTCCTTTCTCATATTCGATGCTGGGATAAGATCCAAAAACCCGTCGCGCTCATCCTCGAAGACGATTCTCTTCCCAAACCACATTTTCACACCGAGCTGGAATTAATCCTCAAAAACATGCCTGCCGATACGGATCTGTTTCTTCTATCCTATATTGTCAATGGCGAGAAAACCCTCATGTCTCAAGGCTCACTTCATTTTTACCATGTTAACCAGGACTGTGTTTTTTATCTCCTCAATTGTTATCTAATCACTCAACAGGGCATCCAAAAAATCATGGCTCATTTCCACCAGCGCGGTAAAAAATTCCATAAACAAATCGATTCCTATCTCAGTGACATGATCGGAGAAGGTCAGCTAAATGTCTATTGCACCCTGTCCAATATTTGCCCACAAACCTTTGTCTCCCCCACCACCATTCAGACGCTAGAAATGAATTACTGATCTAAAGTCGTCTTTATCCAAAAAACAAAGCAGATGTTGAAGGGCAAGACATTCAGCAATCCTGAAAAGGATTATTGTTACCGTATCTTTGCCGAGTATTTTGATCATATGCGGTTGGAAAAGGTGCGGGACGAGGATAAATTATCCATCTACATGGCAAAGTTGCCGTGCATGCTATTGAATGAACAGCGATATGTGATTGCCATGGTGCCTCGAGACAATTATCCTCCCAGTCATCAAAAGATGCTGGATGAATTGCAATGGGTGAGTCTACAAACCCGCAACCTCACCACCGAGTATCCCACAATGATCCGACAGACCTACGAATTGAAGCGCAATGGTGTCTATGAAAAACGAGTGATGGTCCGATCCAGGTCTCCTGAAATCACCATCTATGATGTAGAGGATCTTCCTCTTATGGTTTCTCTCTTGCACGTCCGAAGGAATGAATACGAGTATCCGAACGAAGGCATGCTGAATTCTGCACTCGAGACCTTCCGCACCATTATCCAATTCAAGGAATAATAATAAATAAATTATTTCATCATAATTATATGATAAAAATTATTATATTGATCTATAGATAGAAGTATTTACATGACAACTGCTTTTGATCTCCTGAAAAATAGATTTTCATCATCAGCGCCATCATCACCAGCGCCATCGTCACCAGCGCCATCATCACCAGCGCCATCATCACCAGCGCCATCGTCACCAGCGCCATCATCACCAGCGCCATCGTCACCAGAATTGGTGTTATATCCGACAGCCTATCAGGGTGATCTTTCGATGCTTGATTCAGAAGAGGATGTAGGTTTAGAAATTAAAAAAACATTATGCATCTTTGCTTATTATGAAAAGGATGAATCTATCAAGAAAAATATCCAATTTTTTCTGACGAATGGGATCCACGAGGATATGGATTATATCATTGTCGTCAATGGCATTTCCAACATCACTCTCCCGATCCGATCCAATGTGCGTATCCTGAGAAGAGAGAATACCGGTTATGATTTTGGAGCCTATAAACACGCATTGGATAATACGAATCTCGATCTCTATTCTCATTTCATTTTTATTAATTCTTCCGTTCGTGGTCCTTTTCTAAATCAAGAGACTAAGACAAAACGATGGGAATACCATTTCCTGGACCTTTTGAAGGGAAATATCCGTTTGGTAGGAACCACCATCCATACCTTCTTTCATCCCAATTATTCAAATGGAAATAACATCCATGTGCAGAGCATGGTATTTTGTATCGATCGAAATACATTGCTCTTCCTGCGTCCCGAAATATTCTCTGACAAGCACCTAAATTCCGAAAACATGGTGGAAATTATTGTGAATAAAGAAATCAAAATGAGTCAGATGATTCTTGCCCGAGGATGGAATATTAGTTGCACGGCAAAGAAATATCAGGGCCATGACTATCGTTTCCTGCAGACAAATATTGATAAAATCCCTTATTATAGTGATCCATGCTATGTTAATAACTATTTCGGAGGTAATCTGGATGCCTATGAGATTATCTTTATCAAGACCAATCGTGATCTCCATCTTCCCACTCAGGCCGAGCAAGACAGGCAATCCGAAGAGGCATTATTAGCATCACCACCACCACCAATGGCAAAATTAATCGATGAGACCGGTGGTCTGGACCTGATGTAATAGCAACCCGTCTTGAGTCCCTTTTTCCATCCGTAAAAATGGACTTTTGTCAAGACATCAAAAGAAGGCTCGGCCATAAAAATATTGAGACTCTGACTTTGGTCAATGAAATACTGGCGATCCGCCGCCATATCGATCAGCGACTTCTGAGGGATCTCCCACACTGTTCGATAGATATTCTTGAGAAAATGGGGGATGGGAAACTGTGCCACCGATCCCTGCGCCAGGATGAGGCGATTCATGACCTCTTCATTCCATTGCCCCATGGCTTCAAGATCGCGACGCAAGAAGGAATTACAGACATAAAATTCGCCTGCATTGGTTCTTCTCAGAAAGACATTGGACGTCCATGGCTCGAAACACTCGTTGTTCCCCAAGATCTGGCTCGTCGAGGCGGTGGGCATCGGTGCGATCAGGAGGCTATTCCTCACACCATCAAGGATGATCTTCTGGCGCAACGCCTCCCAATCGTAGCGATCTGTGATCGGGCACGCCGCTTTTTCTGTCATGATCGGCGCCATCAAATCAAAATGGAACTTACCCAGGGAAAGCGGCGAGCCCCGGAAGGTGCTGTAGGGACCGTTCACTCGAGCAAGATCGTTAGATGCCACCAGTGCCGCATAATAGATCGTCTCAAAAATATCGCGATTCAAACCTTTCGCCGCCTGCTCGTCAAAGGCCAGCCTCAAGGCGCCAAACACATCCGCCAATCCCTGCACACCCACACCGATCGGTCGATGTTTCTTATTGCTCACCTCCGTTTCGGGGAGCGGGTAGACATTAAGATCAATAATCCGATTCAGGTTCTGAACGACGGCACCCACCACACGCTGCAACTCCTTGAATTCAAAGAGGGGAGAGAGATGGCTCTTCCACACCTCCGTGAACCCACCAAGATACTGGTCCTCCAAAAAAATCGCAGGAACTGTCGTCAGCGCATGAATCCTTCGCGTCTCCTCCCATTCCGTCGCATACTCTAGGATATCCCGCTTCTCGTAATTCATACCCTGGGTCTCGAGCTCCAGGAGACAACAAAAGGGGCAATCCTTCTTGGAATAAACCACCATCTTTTTCTGTTCCAACAAGCGACGCTTTGGGTTGGGAAGGATAAATCGGGGAAGGGCAATCGAGGCCAGATTGCAAACGGCATACTCCTTGTCGTCGCTGTATTCAATAATCTCAGTGCACTGCCCTGTGCAGATCCCATTAAACAATCCTCTGCCAGTCTCGGGCTCTGTAAAACAATAGGTATCCGCCAACCTGGACAACTTCTCCATGGAACACAACGAAATGTTTTCCACACATTCTCCTTCGACTTCCATGACATCCTCTTCCTTCCCATTTAGATCCGTCCCCATCACAAATCCAATCAATCTCTCCGCCTTGATGCGATTCATCCTTAATTCATATTCATTCCGAATCGTGTGATGATGGATCGTGCTGGTCATGCCGCACCATTGCAATTGCAGGAGTAATTCCTCCAAGGAATCCTTGTCTGACGAATATACGGACAGATTCTCGGCACAGACATGATTTTTCTTCATGATCCACACCAATGTCCTCCTCACCGATTCGGGAACATCGGTGCGCCGCCATCGCCGAGAGGGAAGAGAATACGATTCCAGCACCTCTCCCACCATCATTTCTTGCGCCTCGATCCGAACCACCTCTGTGTTTCGAATCACATAGAATTTGTGGTAGGGGGTGCAGGTCAGAGACAGACCATTTGAAAATTCCATCCGCATCACACTCTGATTCTGACCTGTCTTCTGGATCCTCACACCCGCAAAGGACGACCCGGTCCAGACCTTGTGCAACTTCTCGTCCTCGTAAAGATCCTGGATCGTGGGACACCCGGAAGGCGTCAGCAAACGGGTCTCTCCCACCACACACAGGTTGCTCGATTTGATCACACCAAGATTCTGCTGATTCGATCGATAATTGCAAGCATCCTTGTAGAGCATATAGGGCGTGCCGGTCTCAATCTGCGAACGGAGGATCTGTGTCCATAATTCACGGGCACGCATCTGCTTCTCATAACGCTTCTCTTCCTCATAGAGGGTGAAGAGAGCCTTGAATTCATCGCCGATCGTATCCGCCAGATCCGGTGCTTTGGAAGGACAGAACAAACTCCACATCTCATCGCGCTCCACCCTCTCCATAAAAAGATCCGGGATCCACAACCCGTAAAAAAGATCCCTCGCCCTCTCCTCCTCGGCGCCCGCGTTACGCTTCGCCAGAATGAAATCCATCACATCCGCGTGCCAGGGCTCGATATACATCGCAAATGCACCGCTCCTCTTACCACCACCATTGTGCACCACACCCATCTGCGTCACATAGCTCGGATCCCCACCCGTCATCTCCAAGTCATAGATGCGACCCTGGTATTGCACATTCGCCACCCTCATCTCCGAAATCTTTCTCATCCTCCCCCTCTCAAGATACTCCATCGTCACCATCATCCTCGTCATCCACATCGGCTCCATCTCAGTCTTCTCTCTCAATCGAAGCATCCTCTTGCGGATCTCGGGAGGCTGATGGATCGCCTTCTTCGACTCGGCCTCCAGGAAGCGATTCAGGGACTGTGTTCTCACCCATACATTTCCTGTCTCCACCTCCACCCCATACTCGTTTTCAGAAAATAATCCCATCACCAATTCACACACAATCCCCATCGAATCCTGCCACGACGAGATAATCCCATTATCCTGGATCTTCCATCGATAGGCACAGTCGACCAGGAATCGGATGATTCGATCCGAGTAGTAGACATCCTCCTCTACATTCACCAGATGAGGTTTAGGAAATACAAGGCTCTCGCAATCACTCACCTCGGACAGCATCTTGTAATCGCCATCACCGACCATAACATTGTGTTCGTCTGTCACCCTTGCTCCCTCGATGCTCATCATCTCACCGTCCCAATCATACCTCAGCACCTTCCCTACCGGACAAAATTCGCCCCGGCTATTCAGCACCTCGTCCCCCTTTTGGATCTCGCCGATGGGTCTCATACCCTCAGACGTCATCACCATCACATCGGGGGCAAAGCACTGATCAATGTAGCGGCTTACATCATTGTATACCTTGAGCATCGGAAGGATCCCGTTTGACTTGCCGTTCGTGCCATAGATATAGGACCCGCTCGCACGGATATTTGAGATGTGCACGCCGATCCCACCCGCCCATTTCGAGATCTGAGCCGTGTCGGACAGCGTCTTAAAGATGCCGGTCACACTGTCTTCCGTGCCCATCAGGAAGCAATTCTTGGCAATCACTCCACCCACGGAATACGAATGATCCTCAGCAATCCCCAGCGTATAGACATACTCGACATCGGGCGCCCACACTCGCTTCTGAAAGCGCACAAATCCTTTTTGAGCAAGCGGGATGGATCTCTTGCAGCAACCTCTGACCACCATGAATTCTTCCTTGTAAACAATCTTACCGTGGCTCCGATACTCTGCACCGAGCAGAGTGCTCATAATAACACCCCATTGATCCGCCTCCATCTCACTATACATCGGAACATCGGGATCTTCTCTATGCACATCCTCCCATCCCCTGGCAAATTCCACACTACCGTTTTCCAAGACCCATCTCATGATGTGGGCACGCATCTCCTCGCGACCAAAGGTCATGATGATCTCATGTTCACAGATATGCAGCATATTGGCCTGCACCGACACCCCCATATCCAGCTTTCTGACCAGTCTTTCATACACCCCATGATGATGAATCGGCAATTCAATGTCTACATACTCCTCCTCATCCAGCGTCGAAGAAACCAGAGTCATTCTCGCAAAGATCGCCCCCGCCAAACGAGGAGATTCCCGCACCAAACGATCCGCTATCCGTCTCGCCACAAAACAAGGGTATGGGATAAGTGGAACATCCACTTGCGCCCTTTTTAGTTGGTGATGGGTCGTCAACTTATCCAGTCGCGTCCATCCCACGAGGCCCGTCCTGCAATCAAGAGCATAAAATTCATGATCACCCGTCGCGGTCGCAATATAGTGCTCTTCGGAATATAGATCAAATAACTGCCGGAATCCTCTCAAATTCTTATGGACCTGCTCCACAACACCGATCCGGCCATTATGTGTGATCACTCGATCACCAATCTTCACATCCTTGATCTTCTTGCGACCCTTGTATGTCCATACCTCGGCGTCCTCCATAAAACAAGAGGCCATCTGGCTGCGCCTTGTTCCTGCATGAAAGAGCGTCGGTGTCGCATGAGTGTAACGACCGCTCATCATGTCCCGCAACGCCTGAGTGGTCTTCTCCCAATCCCCTCGATGAATAAAGAGAGCCACCCTCATAAACATATGGGGCATCCTCTCCCGGATTCCACCGTTCGATCGGAGCAGGTAGGATTTAACCAGTGTCTTCCAACCAAACAGCGTCGGCAGAAAACAATGGTCCAATTCCTTCACCAGAAGTTCCTCAATCTTCTCGCGATTTGTCTCAATAAACTCCACAAACTCCTCTGACAAGATCGGGCGACTCCTTCCCATCACATCCCGGTTCCCCTGCAATTGTCGGACTACCTCCACAAATGATGCGCTCGTCCTGCGCTCATGCAGCTCGATCAGGATCATGGCCGCCAGCTTGTCGTATTCGATGCTGCGATTCGCCATGGAGCCGCTTCGCAGCGCCATTCTCTCCATGAATTCCTCCTCGGTATACGAGGCCGGCATCTCCTCCTCCACACTCTTGGCAAGCTCCTCAAAATTAATACGATCCATCACCAGGTGATGATTGTATCGCGACGACTCAATAAAAGTTAAATAATCCATCTCTTTGTTTCCAAGACGCAGGCTGTTTTTAAATCTCATTTTTTCCTTTCTGCAGAACATTTTGAAAATTTCCATTTCAAAAATTGAATCAAGAAAAATTAATCAGAATTCCACATGATAACATTGATGGTGCAGCAGAACGATCTTTTTGCCCGCCATCCGCATGCGATTCAATAATTCATAGTCTTCTCCGGAAGACGGTGTAAAATGGAATCCTTCCTTGAAGAGCGAGGCCCGCATCGCAAACGAGATGCCCACATAATTAGCGATAAAATCAGTATGTTCCGGTGGTGGGAGGACATAACGATCATGGGTATAGACCATGGTAAAGATAAAGACATCCACCTCGGGTTGTGTGCGAATGGCCTCTCGCAATTTCTCGACATAATCATCCGTCACCGTATCGTCATCGTCCAAGAACGCGAACCACACATCCCGGACACGGTCGCCGCTCTCCTGCACGATGCGCGCCATGCCGGCATTCCGAACCATGGCCGCGTGATTCCCTTTTCCCAGCTTTTGTGTCAGCCTCATGAATCGCACACGATCATTTTTCCCCAACACCTCGTGAGGAACATCCACATCATCCAGGATCACCAGACTCCTCCACCTATCCTCCTTCTGATGATCCAGAGAATCCAGCATGCGCGAAAGTGTCTTCCGTCCGATCGAGGGTGTGATAAAAGTAATACTCATGTTTTTTTTTATATCCTGTTTTTCTTTATATTATTCTTATCATCTTCTTACAAGGTGTGCATACAATCGAATAAATAAAAATATTCCAGGCGAGAATTATCACAAAAGACCTCTGTCTCTGCTTCCATACCGGCATGGTTTATCCACACATATATATTGGATGTCGCTCGATACTCAGTGTTCGTCGTCCTATGGAAGGAATAATGAACATATTTATAGATAATTTATTTATATCTTTTCGAGCATTTCGAGGGTCTGCACATCCACCCTTGTCTTCAGATTATCTATCGTTGTAAGAGGGAGTTTGATGGACAATCGGAGCAAAAAGGCGACCATCCGAGAGAGGACCTCTCGACTCCGGATCGTTTCCAGCAATCGGAGGATCCTCGAAAAAGGACGGCGTTCCTGGAGGTAATGGATGTAGTGATCGATAAGAAGAACCTTGATATTCCTTTGATAATTCAATGTGGCGATCCGCGTCTCGATCAATTCCTCCAGGTCTCTGACGAGCCATCCCCCAGTGGGCAGGTCGCGCATGAAGTGGATAAGAAGAGTATTATTATGGACTTTCTCCAGCATGGCCAGGAGTTCTTCTTTTTCAAAAAGGGCTCGATTGGCCGGCAATTCCAGAGCCGCCAATTTCTCATGAACGGGCATCTTGGGGATCGCAAGTATCCTTCCGATACGATCAGCCTCTTTCCGGCTTGTGCTTGCCCATCGCTTCTTATCTTGAATGGAAAGATAGTGGATCATCGTATTACTCAATTCATCAGGTAGCGATCCAACATTATTTCGGATAATACTATCACTACCATCTTGATATTGATGTATAGAAAATGTCACTAGATCTTTATTATCATCATTGGTAGTAATTATATATTTTAAATAATGGCTTGTCGCACCTTTAATTTCATACATTCTATAATTGGGTGCGCAAATTACTTTACTGAAATGTTTAAATTTTTTTACTGTTACATATTGCAATTGTGTTAATTGATACAATATTGTTTTCACATCTGTATTCAATGTATCAATAACAAAAAATGATATTTTTCTTCTTTCTATATATTGTTTAGATTCTTTTTTATTAATCGGTCTATTGGCAAGATGAGTTTTTAAATTGGGTAATTCAAAGGGATTAAGAGGTAGATCACGATACCATTTGCCTGCTATTTGATTTAATTTTTGTTGTGGTTGTATCATATTCTTTTATCAAAATCAAAAAAAAAAGATTTCTATTTTATAATAGATAAAGAGAATGAATCAAATTCCTATCTATGTTATTTGTTACAATTCCTTGTATTTTATTCGCAATTTCTTGCGACAATTAGAGCGTTTTCCCAATCCCGTCGTTATACTCGATAATGCTAGCACCTATCCGGATCTTCTTGCCTACTATGATGAGGTGCAAATACAATGGGGCGATCGTCTCACCATCCATCGTCTAGATCAAAATTATGGGCATCGTGTTTACTGTATACGACACGATCTCATGCCCGAATGGTATGTGATTAGTGATCCAGATCTTGAGCTACATCCGGACATGCCCGTCGATGCCGTGGAACAATTGTATCATCTGGCACTCCAATATGACACCGGTAAAATAGGACTTGCGATTGATATATCAGAACATGATAAATTAATTGATAATCCCAATTATACAGCGGGTAAGAGCATTGTTCATTGGGAAGAACGATATTGGAATGATCGAATAGAAAATAACAAGTATGAAATGTATTATGGAGATATTGATACTACCTTTTGTCTCGTTCACCACCCGAGCCTCAACCTCTCAAAATCTCGGATTCGAGTTGCGGGCACATTCACATGCAAACATTTACCATGGTATAAAGGATACATTACGAAACATCTCTCTCCTGAAGAAATCTCTCACTGGAAACAAAACAATATCTCATCCAGTATTCTTTTTCATTGTAGTGATAATATCTAGACAAGAATGCATTTCCATTTTTTATGGTCTGGTAAATTTTTTTTGACTGAGGCGATACAGTGCATAGGGGACCGTAATCAATGATGAACCCAGGAATTGGATCAGGATGAATTGCAGCTGTTGGGTGATGAGGATAAAGATCTTGATCGTGTTGAGGATCACATACAAGATCGGCTCGATCAGCACTACATTGTAGGTCCAGAATTTACTGTAATTCATGGTCTTGATGAGCGGATTCCACGCATACATGTGGATAAAATCAAAGGAGACCGTATCGTAATAGCGGTCCATGATGCTCGATAAAAAGGCGATCGCATAGACAATCAGCACCTTGGGCCATGTATTCAACTTCATCTGCAGAAAATTACTCTGATCCGCTGGATTCTTGGCTGGACCAAAGGCAAGAAACTTTTGCTGAAAGGCATTCTCCGTATCCAAAAAGATCAGCGCAATGATGAGAAAGAGCGCGAATAAGATCAGCGCATTCTTCGGTTCAAAAAAAAATTTGACGAGCGAGCTGTAAACGGTGCCTTTGGTGGATTTTTTATTCATATTCATTTTTATTTTTATTGGATCCAATAAAAATAAATAAAAAATGAATAAGCGTATCCATCAAGAACACCTGTTCCAAGATTATCGGGACCAGGCATTCACCCTACAGACCAGCATCTTTCTTCTTCTTCTTCTCATGGCCTTTTATGTCCACAATACACAATTTATTCGCAAGCATCCAGGCAAATTCGCGATTGAAATCGGAGTGATTATTCTTTCCTCGATCTTGATGGTGGCATTTCTTTCTTATTTCAACGGCTATTCGTTTTTACCCCTGATGATCCGGGTGGTGTCCCTGGCTGTAATTCTGGTCCTATGTATCGAGCTTGGGATGGGATCCAAGGACGCGGCAATTTGGTCCGCGACGCTCCTTTTTGCCATGGAATTTGTCTTTTTCTTCGTCTATGCGGCCACCAC